CCCATAGTGTCTAGGACAGCGTGAACAAGCTCATGCACAAAGGTCTGGTAGTAGAAGCTGTCAGGGTTGTTCTTTGATGGCTTACGCAGCCGGATAGCCTTGCGCTCGTTGTTCCATTCGCCCCATGCCTCTTTCAACGGGACATTAGCCTGTACCGTGACCGTGTGAGAGCCTAGATTGAACCTGACTGGAATCTTCATTATTTTCTTGTGTATTTAACTACACAATCTCGGCATCGGGTGATGGACTTACCCTTGATTATATCAAACTCAGCCAAAGGCCGTGAACGATGGCATGAATGGCAATACTTCCCAATGATTTTCTGTGCTGCGCTGTTAATGTCTTTCTGAATCTGCTTAAGTGTCATTCCTTACATATTCCCTTCGTGTTCTGCTTTCATGTATTCCAAGAACTCAATGAACTCGCCCATCAGCTTCATGGTGAATCGGCTAGTCCGGCAACCTAGCAGGACAAAATGCCCTGTCTTTGTCTGAGCAAACCTCGGTGACGCATTGCTCTCTAAAGATTTTTCAAGTAAGAACTGAGCCGTCATGTAGTCCTTCATATCTTCGGGACTGAGTAGGGAGTGTTCGCCATTGACCAGGACTTGCAGCTTTTGGCTAAAGTAGTGAATCAGAGTCCACATCTTGTCATTCTGCTCAAGTGACCGCTTGGGGATGTAGTTGGCAACCTTACAATGGATGTCCTGACCGTTGGCAAGCCTGTCCTTAATCTCATCCTTCAGGATGTTAACAAGACGGTCTATGTCCTGTGGGCTGTCAGATGTCCGGCAGATAATCATTAGTTAAGGCTCTCGATGTAGTTGCCTGCCATGTCCTTGTCGATTACGGGGTCAAGTATTTCCTTTGATGCACCCAGCGTCAAAAGGTAGAAGAACTCCGCAGGCAGGGTGATTGCGTTGCAAAGGTGTTGGTAGCGTTTGGCATCCTGTTCGATAGACATTTAGTTAAGCCCCCTAGATTCCTTGTCTGAGTACCGCTTCTCAAGCTCTAGGACAAACTCGGCAATAAAAAACACCAAGACATCTATCGGCAGTTTGGACAGGTCATCCAAGTCAATCTCATGCTCACCGGCATATTTACTCATTTTTCATTCCTTAGGTGTTTGCGTAGTTTGATGAAGTGTCTTTCAATATCTAGCTTGGCTGTCAAGGGATTCTCTTGCTCTGCTAGTAGGTCGGTTGCAATCTTCTCTAACTGCTTGTACCAGGCTTGTGTTTTCTCAGGGTTCTTCTGCAAGGGATTCTCCATACTTAGAAGCCTTCTCAAGGCTGTCAAATGGGATAACAATGCCCGTGGATACGACATAGAACTTTTGATTATATTCATATATCTCCACACACCTGTGCCGTTTGTGGTCGTAGAACAGGCCTGCTATAAACCCACGGGTAATAACTTCCTGTGCAAGGCTGTTATTGGTCATTGACCGTAACTTTGATATAAGAGCTGCCCTTACCACGATAGGCCTCAAGGTCGGTGTCGGGTGCTACTTCCTTGACAATTCGGCGGTAATCTACCGAACCCTTCTTCTCAATAACAGATACAACGACATTACCAAAATGACCACCAGTAGGATTGTTAGCGACAAGTTTTTCCTTAACCTGGTCATATTCAGCCTCAAGCTCTGCAATTTGTTTTTGAATTGTAGCAAGCCGTTCTGCTAGTTTCCTATCGTCAGGATTGCCACCAACGATTGCCCTCTGAAACTCAGCCCAAAATGCCTGCAGCCTCGGATAGTTTTCATCCATCCATGCCTTGTTGTATGGCACAAAGGTGTGACTAATATCACCGTCAGACTGAACCACCACGAACAATGCCCTGGTCGCGCCAGTCACATACATCTGCACCTGCATCTGTGCGTAGTATTCCGGCATATACAGCTCGTAGTTATGGGCAGAGTAGTCCTGGCTGTAAGGGGATTTCCAGCACAGTCGTTCCATCCTTGCTCAAGCCGTCAGGTGTTGCACCCAGGAAGTCTTTGGTGACAAATACCTGGTCATCGCCCGTTCCGACAAAGGTCATAAACTCGGAAGCATAATCGACACCCTTATACTCGCTGTTCCGACCATGAGCCATAGCCGGATTGTCCTTGTAGACCAATGTTCCGTTATAGGCTTTCACCATGTCGTTCAAAACGGACTTAGGGGTCTTATACTTTCCTAATCCCAAGATTGCGCCAACATTGGAAGCGGTAATGTAGTTTTTCCTGTTCGGGTCTAACGGCATAAATATCCTTATTGAATGAGATTTTCACGCGACATATTGACATGAAGCGCACGGCGAATACCCTTAGTCACATTACCGCCACCGATGTCCTTGAAGGTCTGAAGGTCATCAGGAAGCATACGAACCGATGTGCGGTGGGTGTAGAGCTTGTCTAGGGTGAAGCTGCTGACATCTTCCTTTACCAAGTTGCAAAGACCGGCGGTGATAGAGCCACCACCAATCCGGCGAAGCTGCTCAATTTCGTCACAGGTCATGGTCAGGTAAAAGTGAACCTTGTTTACTTTGTCCATTAGAACGGCATCTCATCTTCAAAAGGGTCAATGGAATTGGAAGCTGCAACCGGCTTGTCGGAAGCCTGCTTAGAGCCAATCAGGGTAATGTTAGCGTTGTTGATTTCTAGGCTCTGCTGTTTAGTACCGTCTTTAGCGGTGTATTCGCGGTTCACAATCTCGCCAGTCACGGCAATTTTGTCGCCCTTGTTGATGTACGGGACAATGCCGGTTTTCTTACCAAACAGGCCAACCCGAAACCAAGTCGTAACCTTTTTGTCGCCATAGCCGGAATCAACGGCAACAGAGAATGATGCAACATCATCGCCTTTGGCAGTCTGTTTAAGCTCAGGCTGAGTACCAACCCGACCAATCGCACTAAAGTTGTTCATAATTATTCCTTGTTAGCGTGTTCTAATTGTGCAACCCGTGACTTGAACACTTCGGTCAGGGCTTCTTTCAAATTGGCAGGCAGGGTCTTGTAAAGGTCACGGACAGCCTGGGGGTTTTTGAGATTGCCAAGCTGCTCAACAATGTCCTCTTTGCTGACATCGGTGCGCTTATATGGGTTCTCAACATCAACCTTTGCCCAAAGCTCGTAGGCCAAACCAAAGGTCAGGGCAGCAGCAAGACAGATGCCACGGCGATGTGTATCGGTAATGTCACGGGCGGTGATGGCATCAAACGGGATAGCATTGTTGCGGTTGTCCATGATGGCTTGTGGGACAGGCGGTGTTTCAGAGCCGTCTGCATTGCGGAAGCCAATCAGCAGGTAACCACCGACAGGGGCGCGGTGTACGACACCACCATCGGAAGCCGGAACTGAGAACGGAAGCCAGCCCGAAGCATTGTCCCGAAGCAGTTGCATGGTGCGTGACCAATTAACATAGGATGCTGCGTATTTTCCCGTGCCGATAGACTCAATAAGGTTAGCTGTGACAACACCTGAAAGTGATGGGTAGCTCATATTATTTCTCCAAGCCGTATTTGAAATTAAATGCTTCGGACATTTCCTCATCGGTAAAGCCCGTTTCATTCATGGCATAAGCCTTAGCCTGATTTTCCTGGACATAAGCAGACAGAAAGCCGTAGATAGCTTTGCGGTCAGCATTGGATAAGGGTCGGTCATCCCTTGTGATGATTCGGTAGTTCATTGGTATCTCCTGTTAGGGTATGTATAGCTTATTTTATGTAAAACTACTTGTCAAGCGTTTTTTTGCCTTTTTCGTAAAAATCTGACAAAAGCCCTGAGCTGACTAAATCATTGATAGGGATTAGCAGACCTACGGATTTATTGTAGTCGCCCCCGTTCTTTGGCTTGTATTTACCCTCGCGCATCTTAGTCCTCAGCCATTCCTTAAGCGGTTCAGTCGGCAGCATCAGGACAAATGAAGGGGTGATGTATGCGTACCAGTCGGCTTTGGTCTTGGCTATGCCCGAAGGCTGACCACGACATTGATATTCGATGTAGATGTTGCCTGTACGGTCTGAAACCGTGTCGGTCTTTACCTCTACCGTGACATCGGAATGTTCTGATACAAGGTCGGCTATTAGGCTCTCACCCGTCTTGCCAAAGGTCAAGCACGATGCAAAGGGTCGTTTTACATCCTGTGACTTGATGGTTAAATCCCAATCATAATTCTTACCGGCTGACTGCTTTACCTTGTTTTGGTGGTAGCGTTCCATATCGGCAATATCAAACTTTTGGGTCTTGTTCATCAGTAGTTCCAGTCACGGTGGTCAAAGCCGTAGGATTCCATCAGCTTGTTAAAAGCCTTGCAGTTATCCTCAACAGATTCACGGTCACTAGACCTGGCAGATTCACGACCATTGTAAAGCCTGATTGCGGTATTGCGCTTTACCTCTACGGGGGCTGAGTTATAGACCGGCTTGGGCTTGGCAAGCTCATCTTCCCACCTGCGCTGATTTAGGAAGGTGGCAGGCATCGGCAGGTAGTCCAGTTTGCCCTGGGCAGTATAGGCATCCACAAAGGCTTGGGTGCGTAGATTGATGGTGGTAGCAAGCCTGTCTAGCTTTAGCTTCTGCCATGCCTTCTCAGCCGTAGCCCTTGCTTGCTTCTTGGGATAGATTGCGTACCACTTATCAAACGGGGTTTCATCTGTCGCATCTAGCTCAAAATAGGTCATAGGTATCTCCTGGTTTGTGTTTGTTTTTAATGCTCTCTAATGCTGCGTTAATTCTTGCCCTTGCGATTTCCACATACTCGGCTTCGCGCTCGATGCCGATAAACTGTAAGCCTTCAATAACGGCTGCTTTCCCTGTTGAGCCTGAACCTGTAAACGGGTCTAGCACAATGCCACCAGTCTGTGTCACAAGACGGCATAGGTAGCGCATAAGGTCGGTTGGCTTCACGGTTGGGTGATTATTTAGCTTCGGAGTCGCTGTTTCGGGGTCATGCTCTTTAGCACCAATCCCATTTCCCATAGTTGGCGAAAACTTAGCCTCAAACCCATCCAAACCCTCGTCCCTGTCCCGCTTGCTGGCCTTGGCGCAGTAGAAGAAACGGGCGGCATCACCAGTCAGCGCAAGCACATCCTCGCTACCGTCATGGATTAGGTTGGCGGGCCAGCGGCCTCCTTCCTTGGTGATGCCGATACTGTTGAAGTTGCCGTAGTTGTCAGCACCTACCGCCTTGTTGCCCCAGCCTCCCTTGGCCCTGCTCAGGGTCTCCTCAGTTCCAACCCTGCACCCATCCACATTTATCCCGCCCGTACCATGCGCAAGCACATTTTCGGCAACTGTTCCGATTAACGGCTTACGGGCTACGGTTATCGGCTCAAGCGCGGGCTTTAGGGCTGTTCCCCATCCTTGCCATTGGCGGGCGGCTTCGGTTGCGGGGGCGGTGATTGTCGGGCTCCCTGTGTTTGCGCCCTGATAAACGCCATCGTAAGAAACGCCGGATACTGGTCTATGATTTGGATTTTCGCCAACAATTTCCCGTTCAGCCCCCGCAGCCTTATCAATCGCCTTGCTTACATCAAGCGACTTCGGGAATCCTGAGCCATAGACCCATGCAATCATGTCCCGAATCTCAAATCCGGCATCCTCAATCCGTACCGCCATGCGGTGCTGTGTGCGTGTTCCGGCAAAGGCCAACAAGTAACCACCAGGCTTTAATACTCGCAAGCACTCTGCCCATATCTCAACGCTAGGAACATCATAGTCCCACTTCTTTCCCATGAAGGACAGCCCGTAGGGTGGGTCAGTAACTACCGAATCAATAGAGTTATCAGGTAGGGTTTTCAAAACATCAAGGCAGTCGCCGTGGAGTATCATCTGGTATTCCTGCTGTGGGTGTATTGATATTTATACAGCAAACAAAGTATCTGTCAAGCGGTTTATGAAAATCTTTTTTAGCGTAGATTATTTATGTAATTAGGACAAATCATAAACTTTAGACAATAAGGGGTCTATGATGCCTTTGGGTGATACTGGCATTTGCGTTTCGGACTCATGGTGGTACTGAAGCGATGATTGTCACAAACTCTTTTCGGATGGGTATCTTCCGCAGGGTAGTCGCCCTGTACCTACATCATCACCACTAACTGTGTTTTCAGCATTTCGCTGCTTCTGCGCCGACATCAAAGCGCAACCACTTCAGTAAGACTTTCTTGACCTGCCTGCATCTCTGACAGCGTGACTATCGTGGGTCGTGACGGCGACTTGACAAACCAGGGGATACCGCAGATACTTGCCCAAGTTTGTTGATTCGCATCTACAGACTACGACAAGTCGCAATGGCCTGTCAACCCCACTTCGGTGGGGTTTTTTATTGCACACAGATAAAAATTGGTGTATGGTCTTGCAAACCACGCATACGGGCTATGTATGAACCGCAGAGAATACTTGCTTCTCAGGGCTGCAAAGGGACTGCTTCGTACCCCTAGAATCTGCGACAACGACATTATCTACCTGTGGCAGCTTGTCGGCATCGAGCATGAAGGCCTGCCAGTTTACAAGGTCGGCATAACCTCAAACAAGTGTAAATCTACGCGCATACAGGTGGTTGCAAGGCGACACAAGGTAGGGTTTAAGATAATCGCCTGGACTAGGGTGGGAAATGCTAGGGCGGTTGAAACAGAGCTTCTAAGCCTCGGAAGCCGTACAAAGATACGGGACATGGAAGGTTATACGGAAATACGCGCTTATTGCCCCGAAACCCTTGAAAAAGCCCTTAAAATCATCGAAAAGTATAGCCAGTCTGCGTAAGTCATTGATATTGCTAGGCTAAAGAGTTTACAAAAAGTTTACAATCTTTTTCTTGACTTGTGTGTTTGATTGGTACATACTGTTCACATGGAAGGGCAATTCAGCCCGACCAATAACAAGGAAACCTAC